CCAGGACGCCGGAAGAGCTGGCCGCTGCTGAGCGCAAGAACAAGCTAGCCAACCTGGAGAGCGCCTGGTTGGAGCGCATCATCCTGGCCAAGGTCTACAAGGACGCCAAGCTGGACCCGGACCTGTTGAAGGCCCTGGTGCAGAAGGCAGTGGACGACCTGTGGGGCCGCAACGCCCTGATCTGCGCCGAGGTCTGCGGCATCGCCGTGGACCGCGACAACGAGGAGAGCCCCAAGTCGGCCATCGAGGCGTGGCTGGACAAGGCTAAGGACCAGAACAAGATCGCCGCCCTCGGAGCCGTGGCCATGAACATCCGGCACATGGACGGCGAGGAAGAGGCTGCCGAGGTCGCCAAGGCCTGGAAGGTGGACCTGAAAACCGCCACCAATCAGGCCAAAAAGCAGGCACTCGCCGAGCTGGAGGAGCAGGAGAAGGCGGCGGAACTGGCGAAGGGCGAGGCCGAGGAGAAGGCATCGGCCAAGGGCAAGAAGAAGAGCAAGTAACTGTTCAGCGTCAAGCGTGGGGCCCTACGGGGCCCGGCGCTGGAAGCTGAACCCCAAGTGGAGGTGCAATCTTGAATCTGCTCCAAGGTCCCCGCCGTTGGTTTAGGTCACTCACTAATCTCGCGCCCGGGCGCGGCGAGTTCATCGTGGACATGTTCGCCGGCGGCGGTGGCACGTCAAAAGGCATCGAGGCCGCCGTGGGTAGGGTACACGTCGCCATCAACCACGACGAGAAGGCCATCGCCATCCACCGGGCCAACCACCCCAACACCTACCACTTCCTGACGGACGTGCGCGAGGTGGACCCGCGCAAGGTGCTGCCCAAGCGGCGCGTGGGGCTGCTCTGGCTGAGCCCGGACTGCACCCACCACAGCCGGGCCAAAGGCGGGAAGCCGGTGAAGCGCAACCGCCGGGCCCTGGCCAACGTCGGCATCGTCTGGGCCAAGGCCAGGCGCCCCCGGGTCATCATCCTGGAGAACGTGGAGGAGTTCGAGGACTGGGGTCCCCTGGACAAGAACGGCCGCCCGGACAAGCGAAAGATGGGCCAGAGCTTCCGCCGCTACGTGGCCAAGCTGCGCCGCCTAGGCTACCAAGTAGAGTGGCGCTCGCTGGTGGCCGCCGACTACGGGGCCCCCACCATCCGCAAGCGCCTGTTCATGATCGCCCGCTGCGACGGCCAGCCTATCGTGTGGCCGGCGCCCACCCACGCCCGGGCGGACAAGGCCGCAGCGGCCGGGCTCCCGCCATGGCGTGCGGCGTATGAGTGCATCGACTGGAACATCCCCACCAAGAGCATCTTCGGGCGCCGCAAGGAGCTGGCCGAGGCCACCATGCGCAAAATCCACGCCGGGCTGCACCGCTTCGCCTTCGGTGGGTCGCCCTTCATCGTGCGGGTGGCGCACGGCGGCCTGGGCGGCTCGGCCCGCAGCATCAAGGAGCCCATGGCCACCGTGACCGCCTCGCGCGACCACGGGGCCCTGGTGACCGCCGACTTGGTGCAGATGGGCTACGGCGAGCGCAAGGGGCAGAAGCCCCGGGTGCTGAACCTGCGCCAGCCGCTGGGCACGGTGGTGGCGGGGGGCCGGAAGCAGGCCCTTGTGGAGCACTTCCTGGTGCGCTTCAAGAACACGTCCACCGGGCAGTCGGTCAAGGCCCCCCTGGGGACCATCACCAGCAAGCAGTCCCACGGCCTGGCAGCGGCCTACCTGGTAGGCGCCGGCGGCCCGGCCTACAGCGGCAAGCCCAAGGACGGGCGCAAGCCGATGAACACCCTGGTCACGGAGAACCACCAGGCCCTGGTGCTGGCCCACCTGGCCACCCTGCGCGGCACCAGCAAGGCAGGCCGGGACATCCGGGAGCCCATGCCCAGCATCACCGCCGGCGGGATGCACCTGGCCGAGGTCCGGGCCTTCCTGGTGAAGTACCACGCCACGGGCACGCCCCAGTCCATGACCAAGCCCGTCTCCACGCTGAGCACCAAGGCCCGGCTGGGCCTGGTGACGGTCCACGGGGTGGACTACATGCTCTTCGACATCGGCTTCCGCATGCTGGTGCCGATGGAGCTGCTGCGGGCCCAGTTCGGTAAATACGCCAAGGGCTACATCCTGCTGGGGAACCAGGAGGAGCAGATCCGCATGATCGGCAACAGCGTGCCGCCGGAGGTGGCGGAGGCGCTGGTGCGGGCGAACTACAAGGCCAACGCCTTTGAGCCGATGGAGGAGGCCGCATGATGCCCTGCCCCCAGTGCCACGGCCGCATGACCGGCTGCCGGGAGTCCGACCCCGGCGAGTGCACCCGCTGCGGCAAAGACCTCTGCGGCTGGTGCGTCATCGACGGATGGGACGGGGAGCAGACCGTCCTCTGCAAGGCCTGCAAGACCAAGGCGGCCCAGGAAGCCGCTGGACCGACACCCGCCGAGCTGGAGGCCCTGGGCCAGCTCCGCATCCCTGGAGCGTAATGTGAGCGAGCTTCCAATCCTTTTCGCCGGGCCGATGGTCAGGGCCATCCTCCAGGACGCGGACCCGAAGACCCAGACGCGACGCCCCATCGACTTCACCGGCTGCCGGGTCGGCGTCGCACCGTCCAAGTTCGAGGTGGGACGAGAGGTAAAGGAGCGCAAGGGCGTCCGGCGCTACGGCCCCTTCGGCGTGTTCTTTCGCCCTGACCCCTCTCTGTGGTTCGCGCCCGACAAGCCCTACACCGAATTCGTCCGCTGCCCCTACGTCCAGCCCGGGCAGGAGGCCCAGCCCAAACCGCTGGGGCACCTATGGGTGCGGGAATCCTTCTGCATCGAGAGCAGCAACGACTACAGCCTGTCCGAAAGCCAGGCCCCGAAGGATGGCCGCCCGGTGCAGACGGGGTTGTCGGATCGAGGGGAGGGCGGCTATGACGCCTGGGCGGTGCCCTGGTATCGGGCCACGGACGGGGAGCCCAACATCGTCAGCGAGGAGCAGTACGAGGCCGGGGATGACCGCACGCGCTGGAAGCCCAGCATCCACATGCCCCGCTGGGCCTCTCGCATCCTGCTGGAAGTTGGGGACGTGCGGGTGCAACGGGTCCAGGACATCAGCGAGGAGGACGCCTCGGCCGAGGGCCTGATCCAGGTGCTGGTCCCGGGCCGGGGTATCGGTTGGGGCCTGCCCGGCTGGCACGCCGACCAGTTCCAGAACACCGCCCGCCAGGCCTTCGCCCACCTTTGGGACAGCATCAACGCCGACCGCGGCTTTGGCTGGGACACCAACCCCCGGGTCTGGGCCATCACCTTTAAGAGGATCAAGCCATGACCATGCAGCCCAGCATCGAGAGCACCGCCCCCATGACCCTCCAGGACGCCCTGGTGCTCATCGACAACTTGAAGCAGCAGTTGGCCGAGTCCGAGCGCATCCGCTTGGCCCAGGGCGGCCAGGACATCACGCTCGACCTGGAGCTGCAGGCGGCCAGGGCGGTAAGGGACGCGCCGCCCAGCTTCTGGGAAGACCTGGCGCGGGACGAGATGCGCCGGCGCGTCATCGAGTTCTACGGGCCGGCGCGGGTCACCGAGGCGACGGTGGTCGCTCTGGTGGAGCAGGAGATCGAAAGGCGCCGGGTCAACTGGACGGCGAAGGCGTGAACCACGCCCAGGCCCTCGCCATCCTGGTCCTGGCGCCCGACCCCTGGCCCACCGCCGAGCAGGTCCGGGCGGCCTTCCGGGCCCGGGCCAAGGCGACCCACCCGGACCAGGCCAAGGACAAGGCCGCTGCCCACGCTGCCTTCATCCGGCTCAAGGAGGCCTACGACCTGGCCCTGGCCGAAGCCGCCAAGCCACCACCTGCGCCACCCGGTGCCGGCGCCCTGCCGACCTCCGAAGGACCCTGGAGCGACTTCGGCCTGATGTTCACCCTGGATGACTTCCAGGACCACTACAACCGCCTGCGGCGCCCCAAGAAGCCCCGGGCCCCGAAACCGAGAATCCAAGATGCCCGCCAACGACGCCGAGACCCCCGCCCCCAAGGGCCCTGACACCCAGCTCAAAGACCTGGAGCGCCTGATCCGGGACCTGGCCTTCTGCCCGGCCGTGGGGGACGCCGCCCCGGCGGTCCTGGCGGCCCGGGCCTGGGTAGACCAGGACCGCTCCAGAACCATCGATTTAGCCCCTAAACGGCCCCAGGGCCAATCCTAGGAGGAATCCCCGCCATGCCCCTGTCCAAGACGCTCAGAGCCTGCCTGGGGACCCTAAACGGCCCCTGTCCTGACGGCTGCCAGGTCGCCCCGCCCCGCCTCCGGTGCGTCATCTGCGCCGGCGTGGTGGCCGACCAGCGGGCCCGGACCTCGGCCGCGGCCCGGCGGCCCAAGCCCAAGATCCTGCGGCGCAAGCCCTGCCAGGGCCCCATCACGGGCACCCCCTGCCCCCACAAGGACGTGGCCCGCAACCGCCAGGCCACCCGCTGCGAGGCCTGCAGGGTGGCCAACCGGAGCCTGGTGAACAAGGCCTGCCACCGGGCCTACGCCACGCGCAACCCCGCTGGCTCAAGGACTGGGGCGCACTCCAAGTCGGCGCGCAGGGAGCAGCGCCGGAAGCTCTGGGCCCAGATGGAGGCCCTGGAGCGCCAAGACCCCGGTGGCCGCTACAGCGGACGGGAAGGCCTGAAGGCGCTGGCCCGGGAGGCCGGGCTCATCCCTGACCAGCACGCGGCCTGACCCCACCTTTCACACAGGACCCACACCTTTAGGGCGGCCCCGATGGGGCCGGGCCGCCCTTGCGCCAGGCTTTCGACCCTTCGGGCTGGTCCACGATGACCCTGTGGCCCAGGCCTTGACCGAGGGGCTTTCTAATCCATCTATGGGGCCTGCCCAGGTGGTGCCGTCGGGTTTATATCCAATGGCGGAGGGGTTCGAGTCCCCCAGGCTCCAATTTCTCGCCACCGGGCAGGCCCCATCTGCTATTATGGCCCCTCACTCAAGGCTCTACACCCTGGCGCACGCTCTTTAAGGGCGAAGGTCAAAGGCAGCGGCGCCTTCGGCGCCGCCCGGCATCCCGGCCCATAGACCGGCCAGTCGCCGTCTGGTAGAGTCCAAGCGGATATAGACCCGACAGCGCACCACGAAAAAGGGCGGCCCCTCACGGGACCGCCCTTTTTCTATTTGTCGCCGGGGACGTTGGAGGGGGGCAGGGGAGGGCCTGCCCGGAGGACGCCCCCGGCGCCCGGCCCGAAGGCCGAGGTCTTAAGTCCAGCCGAACGTCCGGGCCTGCCCCAGGGCCAGCGCCGCCGCCGCATGGCCCGCCTGGACCCGGGGGACCTGGGCCGCGTCGGAGAAGTCCAGGATGGAGCCCATCTCCACGTCCTCGGCCGGGTAGCACTCCACCAACTGGCCGCCCCCCGCCACCCACGGCACCAGGCGGGCGTCGTTCAGGGACTCGTTCATCTGGGTGATCTTGCCCAGCGTGTTCATGGCCACCTGGCGGGCCAGCAGGTCCGGGCCCTTGCCAAAGGTGGCGTCCAGGGTGACTGGGCTCAAGTCGGGCAGGGGACCGTCGGGGCCGCAGTAGACGATGAGGATGCGGCGGAAGCCCCGCGCCAGGGCCAGGTCCACCGGGCAGTTGTCGAAGGGCCCCCCGTCGCTCAGGCCCCGGAAGGGCTTGAAGGCGCACTCGATGGCCGAGGACGCCGCGGCCATCTCCCACAGGATGCCGTCGAGCACCAGGCCCCCACGGCCGCCCGACTCGAAGGCCCGGGCCAGCACCTCGACCCCCGTCTTTGCCAGCACGTCCTTGGTGGTCAGGCTGCCCAGGGTGGCCTGCAGCAGGTCCCAGAGGGGCTGCTGGTCGAAGGCCGAGACCCCGAACACCGCCCCGTTGCAGATCCGCGAGATGTCGATGGGGTGGGCCCAGGGGTGCTTGGCCACGGCCGAGAATCCCGGGGTGTAGATGTCGGTGTCCTGGTGGACCTTGCCCAGGGCCTTCATCAGGGTGTCGGTGCCCACGCCGTTGTAGAGGCCGTGGGCCAGGCAGGCGGTGGAGATGGAGCCCGCGCTGTTGCCGTAGATGCCCTTGATGCGGCCCTGGATGCCCGGCTGGCGTAGCAGGACGTCCAGGGCCGCCGCTTGGGCGTAGATCCACGCCCCGCCACCGGGCAGGACGAGGGCGATGTCGTCCGGGGCGGGGGTCATGCTCAGGCCCCCGGGGCCGGAGCCGGCGTCTTGAGGGCCTGGGCCACGCCCACCACGGTGTTCAAGGCGCTGCTGACCTGCTGCAGCTGCACCACGGCGTCCGCGTGGGCCGCCAGGGCATCCGACAGGGCCTGGGTGGCCGCCGCCTTGGCGCCGGCGTTCAGGGCGTTCTCGGCCGCCACGGCCAGGGCCGGGTGAGCCGCCGCGGCCTGCAGGGCGTCGTGGGTGGCGCCGACCTGCTGCACCAGCTGGTGCACGGTGGGGGCCAGGGCCAGCGCGGCACCCGCCACTGCCTGAGCCTGGGGGCTCATGGTGCCCAGGGCGGCCTCGCCCGCGGCCAGGCCGATGGCCTGGACCTCCTTGTTGCCCGCGACCTTCGCGGCGCCGCTACCGAAAGCGGACAGGAGCTTTTTCAGCCAAGCGAACATGGTGAACCTCCGTTGTTGGGCCCCTCCGGGCCCGGGAAGCCCCTATTCGAACTCAGGGGCGTTGTCGTGAAGCAGCTGGCCGGCCAGCACCAGCTCGTCAAGGTGTGGGGTGTAGGTGAGGATGACGTGCTCGTGCAAGGCGGCCGGGGTGTAGGGCTGGGCGGGCACGCCCGGGGCCCCGTAGAGCTGGATGGAGGTCGGGGCGGCGGGGTTCCAGCGGCTGGCCCCCGGCCGCAGGTTGGCCGCCATGCCATAGGCTTCGGCCGGGCCGAACCCGGCGATCCAGGCGGTCTGGTGGACGCAGAGCCAGAGCTGGACGGCCAAGCCATTCCAGCGGGGGTTGGCCTGGCCCGGGCCGTCCTGACCGACGTAGCCCAGGGCGTACTGCCAGTCGTGCAGGGCCGCCGCCGGCCGCTGAAGCAGGCCCCGCTCCCGCTGCAGGCTCAGCAACACCCAAGCCGGGTTGAGGCCGTACTCCAGGCACAGGCGCCAGATCAGGCGGTCCCAGCCATAGCGGGGGTCGGCTAGGACGTCGGCATTCTTGGACCGGCCCAGCACTGCGCTGATGCGCCGCACGACCTCGTCGTGGGGCAGGGCATGGGGATAGATGAAATGCTGGTCTCCGATCATGGCTCAGTGCCCCCCGCGTTCGATGACGGCCAGGGCGGCCGTGAACAGCAGCCCGAAGACGAACAGGGCCCCCCGCCAGAAGGCCACCTGCTTCTCCAGGGCCCCGATATGGGTCTTCATCTCCGTCACCACCGTGTCCAGCTTGGCCTCGAAGGGCGCATGCTTCTCCTGGATGTGGGCCCCCATGCCCTCCATCACGGCGATGCGGATCTTGTCCTGGATGGCGGCGAGAAGTTCGTCGTTGTCCATGGTCCCCTCAGTAGGCGCAGAAGATGGCGTTGATGGAGTAGTCGCGGTAGAGGCTGTAGGGTCGCACCAGGCTCTTGAACATGCCCCAGCTCGACGGAACGTACAGGTCCAGTCCCGGCAACTTGCTTGCGATGGTCAGGGCGTCACTGGCCTCCACTGCGGCGTAGTACACGCCGGCCGGGAGGATGCGCGTCTTTAGCGGCACCAGGTTCCAGCCTTGGATCGCCGTCTGCATGGGGCTGACCGCCACCAGGTGGGGCAGGTAGCCCGCCGAATCGTAGAGGCCCACCATCAACACGCCGCTGGTGGCCGAGATGTACACGCTGACCCCGCAGAGGCGGTTGGAGCTGGTGATGGTCAGCGGCTTTAAGTAGCAGACGTTCCAGGCGGGGACAGGGGTGGTGCCGGGCGTGGTCTCTCCGGTGACCACGCAGACGGGCGACTGGGTTGGAGTCGCCGTCGAGGTGGGCGTGGCCGTGGGCGTGGCCGTGGGAGTGGCAGTGGGGGTCGCCGTCAGGGTGATTGTCGGTGTCCACGTTGGCGTAGTCGTGGGAGTCCAAGTGGGCGTGGTGGTCGGAGTCCAGGTCGGGGTTGGGGTCGGAGTCCAAGTGGCGGTGGATGTTTTGGTCCACGTTGGCGTAGTCGTGGGAGTCCAAGTGGGCGTGGTGGTCGGAGTCCGGGTCGGGGTTGGGGTCGGAGTTGCAGTCGGCTGGACAGGCACGATTTCGACGGCCAGTTGCTCGGACACGTCAAAGCTGGTCCCCGCGCCGATGGTGTCCGTGAGCGGGTAGTTGCCCGTCGCGCCGGGCGCCGCGTAGCCGACGGAGGCCCGGACCTGGGTGCCCGAAGGCTGCAGGTTGCCGTAGGCGGTGGTGAGGTGGGTGTCCAGGGTGATGGTGCTGAGCGTCGTGTTCCAGTGGGCCACCACTAAGTCCAGGACGTTGCTGCCCGAGTAGATGGTCGTCACGGTCAGGGCGCTTGCGCCGCTGGCGGTGTTCTTCACGGCCGCCAAGGCCCCGATCATGGTGAAGGGGTCGATGCCGTTGAAGGCAATGCCGGTGGCGACGTTGTTCACCTGGGAGCCGCTCAGGTTCACCACCATGTTGGCAGTGGTGTTCTGCGCAGCGCTGGCCAGGCCCCAGACCTCGACGTCAGCCGCGCCCGAATTTGTGCCGGCGGCGGCCGTCAGGTAGACCAGCGAAGAGGCGCCCCAAGTGGCCGAGGAGATGATCTTGTTGGGGCTGGTGCCCGAGGCCGTGGTGTAGACCAGGTAGAGCCCGATGTTCGAGCCCGCCGTGGTGGAAACGGTAAAAGTGAAGGCCGTCGTGCCCGTGGCCGTGTTGTAAGGCACCGAGATCTGGTTCAGGCTGATGGCGGCCGGCGCGTAGCCAGCCACCATCAGCACCAACGCCAGCGGCCCAAGCAGTCTGCGCATCACGCCCTCTACTGAGTCACCAGCGACTGGGCAGTCGCTGAGACGGTCGTGGTTCCATTGACCACCTTGGTCCACAGCTTGGCCCCGCGCTGCACCGACATGCGTTGGGTCGTGGTGCCAGGCACCAGGCTATAACCGGGCACCACAGGGGTGGTGGCCGCGGTGCTCACCAAGTACGACCACGTGGCCGCACCATTCCAGGGCACGCCGAACTGAACCGAGCACGGCTGGATGTGGCAGCCCAGGTCCGTGCTCACCCAGGTCGTCAGCGGGGCCAGCAACAGGTCCGTCTCAAGGGCAGGCGGGATATCCGTGCCCATGATGGCCGAGCCGTTGTAGACCTGGGGCACCAGCGTCGGCGTCGAGGTCGGCGTCGGGCTGGTGGTCGGAGTCGCAGTCGGGGTGGCGGTGGGACTCGCTGTCCGGGTCGCAGTCGGGGTGGCGGTCTTTGTGATGGTGGCAGTAAAGGTCGGCGTCGGGCTGGTCGTAGGGGTCCAGGTGGGGGTTCCCGTAGGCGTGGGCGAGGCGGAATAGGTGGGCGTCCGCGTCGGCGTCGGGCTGGTCGTAGGGGTCCAGGTGGGGGTCGCGGTCCCGGTGGCGGTGGGGGTGGGGGTCGCCAAGGGCACCAATTCCAGCATGGCGCCGATCATCTGATAGCTGGTGGGGTCCGAGCCGGTGAAACTCAGCGCGGCCGTGACCGTCTCGTCGCCGAAGGTGAACACCGAGGCGGTGTAGGTCAGGTTCTGTCGGGCCGTCATGGCGGTGGGGGTGCTCAGGGCCGGGGCGGTGCCCTGGTTAGAGGCGAAGTAGACCCCCAGGCTGCCGGCGGCGATGGAGCCAAAGGTCATGCTGGTATTGGGCAGCGGCAGGGACGAGGCGGAGTTGCCGATGGCCGAGACCCCGTCGTAGGAGGCCACCACCACCTGGTAGCTGCTGGGCGTCGTACCGAAGCTGATGGCCAGGGTGTTGCTGCCCGAGGCGGGCGCGGCCAGGTAGAACAGGTACTCGGTCACCCCGGCGTTGCCCTGGGCCACGGCCTGGCTCAGGTATACGCCGTTGTAGGTGACGTAGTTCACCGAGCCCACCTGCGGCCCCGCGGTGAACACGCCCACCACCAGCATGGTGCTGGCGCTGCCCGTGTTGTTGAAGGACAGCGACGCGGTGTTGGACACGGCCGCCGAGCCGTTGTAGGTCAGGGCGTGGGCCGCGGCCGTCAGCCCCAGCAGCGCCAGGAGCAGGATGGACTTCTTCATGGTGAAACCTCCAAGAGTCAAAAGCTGTGCCGGGAGCGTGGCCCCCGCATCCGTTCCTAGGACATCACGTCGCCGAGCAAACCGCCGGTCGTGGCAAAGCCGCCGCCGTTGATCGTGCTGGCCACCCATGTGGTCGTGCCTCCGGTGTTGGAGACCTCGAGCCACACCAGGGTGTTGCGACCGGCCACAGGAGAACCCGCATATTCGGCCTGGGCCGTCATGCCGAACCCGGACTGTGCGGTCACTGACATGGTCACGGTATCCACCGCGGCCGGCGTGGTCGTGGAATTTAGGCCGATGCTGACGCCCGCATTCACGTTGCCGCTGCTGTTTGACACCCCGACCATCACCTTGGCCCTGGCGATGTCCTCGACCACGCCAACCACGAAATCAAGCTGGCGACCGGCGTCCGCGTTGGCCTGCCGCCAGGTGGCGGTGGTGTAGGTCCACGACGAGGTGCCGGACGTGGCCACCATCTGGCGCCGCGCCCGGTTGTAGTAGTTCCACAGGTAGCGCTTGACGCGGCTGTCCTCAGTCTGGCCGCTGACTCCCGTGGCGCGGAAGCTGCCGACGTAAAGATGGGTGTGGTCCCCGCTCTTCACGTAAACGCCGTTCTGGGTGTCCAACGCGGTGGCGCGGGTGGTGTCGTTGGTCCAGGCCACGGCCTCCAGGGTCAGCGTGCCGGCGTTGTTGTAGACGAACAGGTCGTACATCTGGGACGTGCTGGCGGGCACGGCCAGGCTGATCTCGCTCAAGGCGTTCTGGGTCCAGCGCACGCCATCCCACAGGGGGATGTAGCCGCCCCGGAAAGGCGTCAGGTAGATGGTGGTGGCCGCGGTCACATCGGTGGTGGTGACTGGGGTCCCGCTGGTCAGGGTCAGGCGCCCGCCGAAGCCGCCGGGGTTGCCGTTGCCGGACAGGGAGGCCGAGCGGAAGCACTCCCGCCACAGGTTGCCCGCCGCGTTCAGGCGGAATTCGACGATGTCCTGCTCGGTGTTCAGCGTCAGCGAGTCCCCGTCCGCCATCTGCATCTGGGCGTAGCCGGCGGCGGACCCGGTCAGGTTGGCCAGCACCACCGATTGCCCCGTGGACCCATGCAGGCGCAGCAGGCGGCCGGGGTTTAGGTTGGCCAGCGAGATCAGGTTGATGGTCCCGCCCGTGGTCAGCGAGTGGACGCCGGCCGTGGGGATGATGGCGTTGGCGGTGATGGCGATGGCGGTGGGAGCCTGGAAGCCCGGCGCCAGCTTGACCCACTGCAGGAACCAGGCGATCCACAGGCTGATGTTGTTGAACAGCCAGTTGAAGTTGCCCGAGCTGGGCACCTCCTGCTTCTGCCAGCCCTGGGCCTGGTGGGTGGAGTCGGGCTGGATGAAGTCATGCGAAGTGTCGGACAGCTGGGTGCTGTCGAAGGTGGGCTGGGAGGCTGGCTGTGTCGGCTCGCTCATGGCTTCCTCAGGTGAAAGTGCCGGCCAGGTGGCCGACGTCGAACCCAGCGCCTTGCGTCGGGTCCGTGGCATCGAACTGGAACGCGGGCAAGCCCGGGACGGCGTTCAGCGTCAGGCTCACGCCGGCAGGCTTGGCCAACTGCATGGCCGTCAGGATGTCCCGGTGCGTCACCGGGCTGTTCAGCCCCAGGATCGTGACCGTGATGTCCGGCAGGGACGATTCGAGCACCCGCACGGTCTGCGCCCCGCCCAGCGACATCAGGATCTGGATCAGGCTCTCCACCGACCCGGTGCTGGCGTAGGCCGAGACCCGGGCCTGCAGCAGGGTGCGGTAGGGGCTGTCGGTCAGGCCGTTACGCGACTGGCCCAGGATGACCCCCAGCACGTCCAGCTGGGCCCCCACGGCGGTCTGCAGGGTCAGCAGGGAGGCCAGCTGGCCAAAGAACTCGTCGATGTCGTTGAGCTGGTCCCCCGCCGCGTGGATGAAGGCATCCAGGTTCGGCAGCCCCTGAAACTGGCTGATGAGCCTGGCCCGCATCGCCGCGAGGTGGTCCACGCTCACGCTCATTCGTGCACGTGGATGTAGGTGTTGCCTGAGCCGTCCATGCCCGCCAGGAACTGGGCCAGTTGCGCCGGGTTCAGGGTGATGTTGCTGCCGCTGGTGGCGGGGTAGGCCGTGCCGACCTTGATCACCGCGCTGAGCACCCCCGGCACCGAGTTGATGGGGGTGAAGAACCCGGTCACCACCACCGTCTCGCCGGGCACATACTGGTCACCGAAAGCGATGATGGCCGACTGCACCAGACTCAGGCCGTTGGCGGGGAACGCGGGCTGGCCGGGCGCGGGCACCGAGTTGGGGACGATGGTCACGTCCATGTAGATGGGCACGCCCACCAGGCGGCTGAAGCTGACCGTGTGGCTGATGCCCTGGCTGTCCACCACGGTCATGGCCGTGGTGCCGTTGGTGTTGATGCCCGCCGGCTTTGCCGCGAAGATGGCGTTGGCGATGTCCTGGTCCGCCCCGCCCACCACGATGGCCAGCACCGAGTGGGGCAGCAGTCCGTTGACCGTCACGTCCTGGTCGTTGGTGAACAGGTACACGGCCGAGACGTTGCTCACCGCCTGGATGGACTGCAGCAGGCCGGGATAGGTGCCCGTCCCCGAAGCCCCCAGCTGCTGGGCGGCCCGGACCCGGAACGCCGAATCGGTCTCGGCCAGGGTGCCCACCTGGGCATCCGTGGGGTTGGTGCAGCCCGTGACGCCCGACACCGCCGAGACGATGTTGGTGAGCGTGCCCGCCGGCGCCGGAACGGGCCCGGTCTGGGTGCAGACGAAGGTGCCCGTGGCCGTGCCGCCGGCGCCGATGGTCACCGGAGAGAGCAGCTGGAAGATGGCCGAGGGGTTGCCCGTCACCGACAGCTGAAGGGTGGTGGGCACCACCGTGCCGTTGGTGCCGCTGATGACCACGCCGTTGACCACGCTGGCCGTGGCGGGGATGCGGAACTGGTCCACCATGCCAAAGGCCGCGTCCAGGGCCGCGCCCGTGGCGGTGAGCCAGGAGAAGCTGTTGTAGACCTGCTCGCCGTACTCCCACAGATCGGCCAACTGCTCGGCCATGCGGTTCACCAGCTGGCCCTCGGGCGTCTGGCTGAGCAGTTGGAAGCCGTTGCCCAGGTCGCCGGCCAGCGACTGCTGCATCTGCGACGTGATGTCCGCGATGCGCTTGGGCACCAGGCCCGTGCTGAGGACGCCGAAGTTGCCGATCATGGGAAGGTCTCCGTGCTGGTGACGGGGCCGCTGTCGGTCTGCACCGTGAAGGTGACCGTCAGGTGCCGCGTCGCCTTATCCAGCGAGGTGGCGAAGTTCAGGACCGCGAGCACGCCAGGGGTGTCCTGGATGGCCTCGTAGAGCAGGGTCTGGACGGTCTCTAGGGGCGTGCCCTTCTGCAGGATCTGCTGCATGTAGGGGACGCCCAGGGACAGGTCCAGGGGCTCCTCGGCCAGGCCCATGCGCAGGTTGTTGCGGATCAGCTGCAGCGTCTCCTGCCCGGCCGAGGGGGCCATGGCCGCCACCTCCGGCACCGCGCTGACGGAGTTGTCCGTCAGCCAGAGCTGGTTGTTGACGATGGCGAAGTCCCCGTCCGGGGTGCACAGGAAGATGCTCACGACAGCTTCAAGGCCTCCAGCTTGGCCTGGTCCTGGGCCAGCAGCTCCAGGGTGGCGGGGCTTAAGGCGCAGGGCGCACCCACCACGGCGTTGGTGGTGGTCAGGTTCTGCAGATGCGTCAGCAGGGTGTCGAGCATGTCCAGCAGGCTCACGGTGCCGTTGCTGAACTTGAACTGGCCGGAGGGGCTGATCTCCAGCCAGCCGGAGCCGTTGGCCAGCTCCAGGTTCCCGGCCGCGCCCTTGGGCTGCAGGGGCTTGCCCTGGGGGTAGAGGCCCGGCACCGCGATGGCGTCCCCCAGGCTGAAGCGGTGCGGGATGACCGGGTCCAGGGTCTTCTGGCCGTCCGTCTGGCTCCAGGCGTCCAGGCTGCGCTCGGAGAAGTGCAGCATCACTAGGTCTCCGGCCGCCACCGGCAGGCGCAGCCAGGCCCCCGCCACGCGGGGAAGGACCAAGGGCACCTGGTAGATCACCGGCAGGTCAACGGGCGGCTGGCCCACGTAGACCCGCTGCAGCGTCGGCTGCACGTCCACCGTCATGGCCGAGACGTTGAAGGCCAGCACCCGGGCCGGGGTGCAGGTGTGGACCTCGCCCAGCACCTGGTCGATGACCAGGCCGGCGCCTTCGTAGACCGCTGGAGAATTGCTCGTCGGATTCATGAGCCCCCCAGGACGAATCCGGGCTGCGTCCCGACGTTTGCGGCCTCGATCTCGGTCTCCCACTTCGCGCCAGGCTCCAAGGGATAGCTGTCGCCTCGGTGTGTGGCCTTGATGATGTACAGGTCGCCGTGAACCGGAAATTCCTCGCTGACGACTCGGACATGCTTTCCTGGCTCCAGATCGGCATTAAGCAACGACGTGACCTTGTAGTTGCCCTCCTGGGTCTTGCTGGGCAGGCCGAGCATGCCGCTTTTCTTGTCGAGCTGGATCATCTCCTGGTCCTGGTACTCCTTGTCGGAGTAGAGGTTGAGCTGTTGATCCAGCGTGTTCCACTTCAGCTTCGTCTGGCGACAGATCTTGTTCATCAAGCCCGAGGTGGTGTCGATGTCGGAATGCTTGGCTGCGAAGGTGGCGCCCTTCAAGGTGGCGATGATCGCCGGGCTGATCTTGCCCTGGACGACACCGCGCGGCTTAAGGGCGTTCACCACGGCCAAGTAGATCTCGTAGCACGACGAGGCCCCGGCGATCCTGGCGTAGGTCTGCGCGGCGGTGGCCCCGGGGAAGGCCTGGCAGGTGGTGATGATGTCCGCCCCGTCACGGCGCGTTTCGGCGTAGTAGATCGGGCCAGAAAAGATCAGCTTGTTGATGCCGTTGTAGCCGGCCGACAGCTCCAGGTATTGCTTTTGATTCCCTACCTCCAGGGCGTTCTGGCTGTCGCGCGAAAGGTTGTAGATCTTCACGTCGAGCCTGCCGCCCTGCGGGCTCATCTCTTTCTCGATTTCAAAGACCGTGCGCAGCTTCAGATCCTGGCCGCCGATGGCGAGCGTGGCCGTGCGGTTGAAGAGCATCATGCCGCCACCACGAAGAGCTGCACGTCATCGCCGAAGTTGTCCAGGCCCGGGTCCGCGCCGTTGCCCGTCAGATCGATGGCCTGCATGATGGCCACCGGCAACCCCGGAACCCGGTTCAGGAAGCGCTGCCAGACCGGCAGCCCGGTCAGGATGGGAAGCCCCGTGAGGATGGTGATGTTGTTGGCGTCGGCCACATCCAGGAGCCAGCGGTCCATGCGGGCGTTGTAGCGGAAGGTGAGCACGAACACCTTTCCGCCGATCACGGTGCGCTGGGTGTAGTAAGTCAGCCCAGTGGTGCTCATTTCAGGATCTGGAGCGCGAAGACCTTGGAATCCGGGAAGGCGGTGCCAAGCGCCGGGCTGGATGTGGGTGTGGCTCCGGCCAGCTCAGAAGCGCCCCCGCTGGTCTGCCCAGTGGCGCTCATCACCTTGCCGTAGATGGGGCTGTTCTGGTCCACCGGCTTCAACGGCTGGCCGCCCAGGCTCTGCTTGGGCGCGGCCTTGGTGTTCGCGGGGTCCACCAAGACCTTGGTGTTGACGATGGTCACCTGCTCCAACGTCATGCTGAACGACAGCGAACTCCCGGTTTCGGCGTTCCTGACGGGCCGAAATTCGCTGATCACCATGTTCTGGTAGACCTGGAACCCGCCCACAAAGTCAAAGACCGCCTGCGCCAGATACAGCTTGTTGCGGATATAGTCGTAGGCCTTCTGCGACGGCGACGAGCCGCTGAACACGCTTGCCCCGCCGGAGACGGCTGAGGCGAAGGGCGTTCCCTTCAAGGGTGTGTCGCTGATCACCGCATCCACTTTCAGGCGCACAGGACGCAGCACGATGTGGTCGCTGATGGTGCTGGCGTCCTCGACCAAGCTCTGCGTCGGAACTCCCGTGAATTCCGGCGCCTCGCTGACGGTGCAATCGAAAGGCAAAAAGACCATTTCACTGACCGGCCCCTGGGCTCCGCCGAGGGAGATCAGGGACTGCGACGGGTCCACGATGCCGCGCTTGGGAAATATCGTGTAGACGCTCATCAGTGATCCTGCACGCTGGAGCCCGTATAGGCCAAGGCGCGCATCTGAGCTTGGGAACGCTCATCCAGCTTCCGGCCAAGCTCCTGGGCATGCTCCGACGGCGTCCCGGGTGGCAGGTGGATGTCCCAGTGGTGGGTCGAGACCACGTGGATGTTGCTGTGCGCCGCGGGCTTCCACACGGGCTTCTGGCTGGTGTCGGGGCCGCTGTTCATGGCGTGCAGCGCGAAGGCACCTACGCCCAGGCCGCCCGCGATGCCCAGGATGGCGCTAAGGCCCCCCGTGGACAGGGCCTCCATGCTGGCCAGGAAGGCAAAGGCCTTGCCCAGCTTCATCACCACCTCGACGATCTCGAAGATCTCGCTGACGATGCCCATGGCCGTCCAGGCCATGAAGCCGGCGGTAATGATCTTGAGCACGTTGCCCAGGCCGCCGAAGGTGTGGGCCAGCCACATGGTGCCATCCGCCAGCAGGGTGACCATCTGGAAGGCCCCCCTCACCACGTCGGACAGCTGGTGGGCGAACTCCACGATCTGGCTGTTGATGACCTCCCGGTTGGCCTCGTACCACTTGATGACGTCGTCCACCATGCGCTCGATGGCGGGCATGAGGGCCACGCCGATGGTGTTGCGCAGGCCGGTGAGCATGGCCCGCACCTGGTTGGTGGACTCCTTGAACTTCTCACTGGCCTCGATGGCCTCCTCGCCCATCACGTAGCCCAGTTCCCGGCCGCGCTTGGCCATCTCGTCGAACTCGGGCCCCATGCGGTTGAGCAGGGGCATCAGCTCCTTGCCTCCCCTGCCGAAGACCTGCACCGCCAGGCCCGCCTTCATGGAGTCGTTGGCCATGGTCTTGAACTTGGCCGCCACCTGAGTCAGAAGCTCGTCGGAGCGCAGCATGTTGCCGTGGGCGTCCCGGAAGTTGGTCACGCCGGCCATGCTCAGGGACCGGATGGCCTCGGTGGAGCCCTGGGCCGCCTGCACCGCCATGCGGGAGATGCGGCTCAGGCCCACCTGCACGGCCTCGGGCTTCATGTCCCACTGTTTGGCGGCGTAGTTCAGCTCCTGCAGCTTCTGGGTGGTGGTGCCGACCTCTTCGGCGGTGCGCTTGAAGCCCACGCCGGCGTCGGCCGTGGACTCGGCCAGGCCAAAAAGGGAAGCGCCCTCGCCGAGCACGAGCTCGCCAAGGTGCAGCACGGTCTCCTTGACGCCCTTGATGTGCTCGTCAAGTTCCCGCAGGGGCTTGGTGTCGATGTCGAAGCCCCAGGTTGTGATCAGCTCCCGGACGTTGATGGCCTACCCTCCTCCAGGGTGTCGCCGCGCGTACTCCGCGTTCTCCAGCTCGATGTCCAGCAGCTCGTGGCAGTCGAGAAGATCCTTGATGGTCCACTGGTTCAACACTTCGTGCCGCGTGGCCACCTTGGCCATGACCGGGCGCCAGGTGAACCAGTTGGCCCTTACGGGGCCTGGGTCAAAGCCGCTTTTCGGAAGATCGATCCGAGGCTTCCGCTTGCGGCGAAAAAATCCGCACCCCCGTTCACCTCGAAGGAGCGCATGGCCACGCGCATGGCGTCGCCCGCCCGGCCCTTGAAGTGCTCGTTGTAGTTGGCGGCGTTGCTCAGGTCGCCCATGGGGCCCGTGGCGCGGACGCAGGAGCACAGCGTCTTGAGCACCCGGCTCAGGCTCTTGGCGTCCAGGGTCTGGGCCAGGGCCCGGCCCATGCCGGCCAGGTCGATGTTCTTCATGGCCTCCTGGACCTCGGTGTCGTCCTTGCCCTGCAGGCCCGCGCCCAGCACCGGGGCCACGATCTTGAGCATCTCGCCGAAGGTCTCGGCGGCGGTCTCGGTGTCCAGGTAGCCGAAGGCGTAGTTCTCGCCGGCCACCGTCTCGTTCACGATCTCCCGGCTCATCAGTTGCCCCCGATGAAGAGCTCCAGGGTGTCGGTGTCGAACTCCCAGACCCGGGTCTCCTCATCCTGGCCGGCGAAGCTGGCCTCGGGGATCTTCACGATCCAGGCGTTCACCGCGGCGGCGGCCGTCTGGGGCGTGGCGCCGCTCATGTCGGTCACGGTGATGGGGCCGACCACGGCCCCGCTGTTCTCGTCGGCCTGGGCCAGGGCGCTCAGGATGGCATTGGACTGGCTGCCCTGCTTCAGGGTGATGGTCACCCGGCCCTGGCGGTTGCGGTTCTGGATGCGGGTGGTCTCGCCGTCGGCGCCACCCTTGGACTTCCAGCCGTCCTCCTTGCGGGCCACCTTGATGAAGGTGCCCTCGGCGAAGCCGGTGATGACGCCCGTCAGGGGGCCCCAGCTCAGGGTGACCTTGGCCGGGTCGTAATTGTGGAAGGACTGCGACATGGCCTAGCTCCTTAGTTGACGAGGGTGCCGGTGAGGGTCAGGCCATTGATGGCGCCC